GAGGATACTACCCCTAAACGTGTGAAGTATCGTAAACTTACAGAGAATCAGTAGCCTTGATTGCATAAATATAATTGTGAATTTTGAATTAATATTATATGGCACAGAAACCATCTATTCCAAAGGGGACGTGCTGTATTTCGGTCGGTTGTAGCGGATATGGTGTTAAATATCAGCATATTACAAAAACTATAAAAGCTATTATTTAGGCGTTTCGCCAGCTAAAATCGGTAAAAATACTGCGTTTTATGGTAGTTTATGGTTTATTACGGTACATTATTCAGCAAATTTTCAGCAAATGAGTAGATCAGCTTTACGCCTCGATACGCGCCGTGCTCTCAAAGACGGCACGTACCCAGTCCAGATTAAAGTAGGTTACGGCACTAACCTATATTTGTCTACCGGTATATACCTGGAAGCCAAAGACTGGGACGCGCGCCTGCAAATCTGTACCGGTCGCCAGGCACGTACGATAAATAATATATTAAGTACGTCGCTGCTTCGTGTTACTAACCGGTTAATGGAATTACGCGAAACGGGCCAGTATGATACATACAGCAAAGCCCAGCTGCGCCAAATGCTTACCGATCTAACGCTAACTGCGCCCACTATCGGCGTCCCTACGCTGGGCGATTATATAGACAAAGTAGGCGCCCTAAAAACAGATCATACCAGGGTATCGTACATTACTACCAAAAACCGTCTGGCCGGTTACTGCGACGTCGATAACGTACGCTTTAGCGATATGTCGTATGCCTGGTTTGAGGCTTTCGTAAATAAGCTGGAAAGCGACGGCCTAAAACGTAACACAGTAGCCAAATACTTAAAAGTAATTAAGACGGTAATAAAATACGCTGAGGACGACGGCGTGGTAGTAAATAAAGCCTATACGAAAGTAAACAGCAGGGCCGAAGCCGATACGCCTATGCGTAATTTGCCGGTAGAGACGCTGCGCAGGATCCGCGATACTGAGGTAAAAGGAAAAACAGCCAGATTTAAGGACGCGTTTATGCTGTCTTTTTACCTAATTGGTATAAATATGGCCGATCTGCTGGCCTTACCTAAAGACTGTATAGTAAATGGTCGTCTAAACTATAAACGCGCTAAAACGGGCAAAAATTACAGCATAAAGATAGAGCCGGAAGCGCAGGCCATTATAGATAAATACCCAGGCAAAAACCATCTGCTGAGCTTCGCCGAAAAGGGTACGCAGTTTCGCCAAAGCTGTAATGAGCTGCTGGGTAAACTGGAAACGGGCCTAACGTGGTACTGGGCGCGTTACAGCTGGGCTAATTACGCCGTGGATCTTGATATACCAAAAGATACCATAAGCGAAGCCCTGGGCCATAAGCACGGCAGCACTGTTACCGGCGTATACATTAAATACAGCCTGGATAAAATCGACGTAGCTAATAGGCAGGTGCTGGACTACCTGGCAGAAAAATAGCCGCGCTTACCCTCGCGGGCTTGCACGGCTGCCGTAATAACACTTTACAGAAATGCTAAAATTTTCGCTTTAGGTATAGAAATAGCGCCCAAAGTATTAACGCTATGCAGCATAAGCGGCCCAGCCATATAAAGCCCTGGTTATACCACTTTATCTGCTTTTCGATATATACGGGTTTTTCTACAGTAACACTATCCACGCGCTCGACGTACATAGTATCGACGCGCCAGCGATCGCGGTATATAGTGTCCGTCCTGGTGCGCCACTTGTATACCTCTTTTTCGACGTATTTAATAACTGTGTCGCCCTTATGGTATTCGTGTATACTGTCGCGTCTATAAACGCTATCACGCTGCCAAAATGCCCTATATAGGCTATCCAGCTGGCGGGTGCTTAGGTAGGTACTGTCGCGGTCTACCTGGTAGGTGGACGCGTGGCGCATACTGGCGCAGCTGGCCAGTATTAACGCTGAAACGATAATTAACAAATGTTTCATACTACAGATCTATATTTACGTCGAAGCACGGGCACGCCTTGTTTGCAAATTCTCGGTGGCCGTGTATCGTCGCGTTTGGGTACTCGGTTCTTAGTAGGTCTACCAGGTCGCGCAGTGCTTCGCGCTGTGCCGGTGTCCTGGTGTCCTTTGGTGTCTTACCATCAGCGGCGCAGCCACCGATATAGCAGATACCTATACTGTTCGCGTTTTGTCCGGACGTATGCGCGCCGATCGCGGCCACGTCTCGGCCAGTATGCACGCTGCCGTCTCGATATACTACGTAGTGGTAGCCTATACCTTTCCAGCCGCGCTGCTTGTGCCAGCGGTCTATATCGGCCACTGTGTAGTCGCGGCCCTCTGGGGTCGCGCTACAGTGTATTATAATCTTCGTTATCTTTCGCATACTAATATCCGCTTTGAGGTTGGCGCTGTGCACAGTTCCTGCGCTCGCACAGCTTTAGCGCTCTTTCAGTTTTCAGCATAGAATTTTCGCGCGTCAGCTCCAAATTTTCATTAGTTAGCTTTCGTACTAAATTCGTCTGCTCGGCAAATCGTTCTTCTTTCTGCTTTAGCTGTTCTTCCAGGAATACAACAGTATCACGCAATACGCTAAACTCGCTGCTGTCTGCTTCGGCTTCTGCTTTTCTGGTGTTCGTCTTTCGGTTTATTAAATACTTAATCATTTCCCAGCCGCCCAGCGTTCCTAATATACTGGCAGCCGTTAGTAATACTTCTTTCATTTAGGCCATAGGGTATAACTTTATTAGCACTTCGTTATTTTGCTGCTCCACAGTTACCAGCCAGTGTTTGGCCAGCGCCTGCACTAATTCTACGTCTAACTCCGGCAGTGGCAGCACAGCTACCGGCTTCGGTGGGTTAATAGGTTCCATCTCTAATACGCTGTAGGGTTATACTTCTTTGCCTATATCTTTTAATCAGCTGTACGCTTTCGTACCGTCCTTTTATGTAGATCCACTTATAGCAGTGCGGTTCTATCTTTTGCAGGATCTTTCGCCTGGTGTTATATTCGTTTCCGTGGCGCAGGCAGCCCAGGTAACTATTTATACTGTCGATAGCGTGCTGCGCTTCTGGTATGGTTTCGGCTTTGTTGAGGCGCCGCACGGCCATAACGAAATTTTTTATAGTCCGGTTGCAGGTATATACGCGCTGCTTCTTTACGATACTGCCAGTAAATTCTACGCCTTTGGTGTAATGCTGGATATAAAATTTAGTCGGGCTGAGCTTTAGGCCATACCGCGCCAGTAGTTCGCGGATCCGTGGCACTGCGGCCAGCAGCTTTGCTTTGTCGGTGTGGATAATATAGAAATCGTCCACGTATCGGCCGACGTGGGTAAATCCTAAATCTTTCAGTAAAAACCAGTCCAGGACGTTTAGCAGGAAATTTGCGAAAAGCTGCGCAAACAAATTACCGATAGCGACGCCCAGGCCCTCGCCATTTGTAAACAGCGATTTATTAGCCGGTAGATAGTCCCAGTATCGTATAGGGCTATGCCTTTCGCAGTGGTGTTCTGGACTGTGCAGTATCAGTACCTGGCATAAATACCGTACGTCCTCTATATCGTCGCCCTGGTAGTGTTCCAGTATAAACGCGTCTAACATACGGGCCAGCATAGCTTTGTTTATTGACATAAAAAAGCCCTGTAAATCCAGTTTCATAATATAGCAGTCGCAGGTATAATTCTGGCTGCATATTACTATATCGTTGTATAGCATTTTTACGCCGTACAGCTGGCCTTTTCCCTTTCGGCAGTTAAATGTACGCGGGCTAAAAACCTGCTCAAATAATGGCTCTAAACGTAGCGCTACCCAGTGGTGCACTATGCGATCTTCAAAAGCGGCCGCAAATACTTCTCGATACCGCGGACGCGTTACGACAAAACAGATAGATTTACCAGGCTGGTAGGTACGGTCGTTTATACGATCGCGCAGCGCTATTAGCTTGCTTTCGTAGTCCACTTCGTACATTATGGCGCTGGCTGTTTTCCGCTTCCTTTGGCGGCAGTCAAAATACGCCTCTAACATTCCAGCTGTAGTAACCATATCTTTTAATCTTTTCTGTGTGTATTTGGTAATCTGCAAAGGTGCTGAAACGGCCCTAACTCTGTTCTGGTTCGTTGCCTTAGTGTTCCAGTTGTTCGCGTTGCCATTGTTGAGGTTCAAATTCCACGCGTTGGTAGCGCTGTACTCGCAACTCCGTGCCGTACTTACTTGGTCTTAACTATAAATGATAGTGCACGGCCCATTTTTACAGATAACTTGCACGCTTGGTTAGTCGTAACCGTCCAAATCTGGCATTTACTCGCTATCTGGTCTGCTGTTTAACTTTAATAGTGAGTTCTTCCACGCAGTAGACTGTTTGCCTATCGCGTCCGTCAGTTCGATAATATCTGCGTGTTTGCTTTTACCTAATATCCATTTCCTTTCGCCCGCGATACGCAGCAGGGTTTTTAGTACCTCAAAGTCGGCCTGGAAATTAACCAGGTGCTGAATACGCACGGCACGATCTCTATTTATGTAAGCGGCCGATATTTCCGACATTAGATTTATAGCTAAATCGTGCAGCCTGCTACCTATGCTAAATTTATAGGCGCGTGGAAAGCTGGGCGTAATATCCAGTATCGCGTCCAGCAGTTTTCGGCAGTCTAAATAGATCTGCGTATTATATACTAACTTTGCCATACTACGTATGCGGTTGAAACGGAATACTGTACGGCTATCGCCGTACTTTTAAGGTTAAAAACTAACTACTAACTGTTAATACAAAAATGCTGAAACGGCCCTAACACTGTTCTGGCTCGCCGCCTTAGTGCTCCAGGTGCCCGCGTAGCCAAAGTAGAGGTTCAAATACCACGCGTTGGGAGCGCTGTACTCGGTACTACTCCAGTACCAGGTTTCGGCCAGCGGCGTAGCTCCGTTAATCAGCGATAGCGCATAATTGATTTTACGCATATTTGCGTAGATCATCATTAACTCGCCCAGCGACGGCAGCCACCATCGGCCAGCTGTTAGTCCCTTACCGTTTGCGTTTACTCTTTCGTACGCAGCACAGTAACCAGGCGCGTAACTTTCGCTGTTGCACTCGCTGTGCGTAATCTGTGCAGCTGTGCTGGCTTTACCCGTCCAGTCGTCCAGTGCAGTAAGTCGGTCGGTAGTCGTTTTACCGCCGCCGCTTACCGCTGCGCTACTCCAGTACAGCGTCGCTTCGGTAGGTGCCACTACCAGTATTTTGCCGCCCTCAACAACTACGACGCCCTCGGCGATCTCGCCGCTGTTCTGGTAGCTCGTCCACTTATGCGGTTTTACCATTAGCGGGTAATTATCGCTGTTTCTGTGAAACATAATAAATACCCCGTCGTTAATACTGTCAAGATCCAAACCCGCCAGCAGCGACGCTTTGAGGTTGGCCAGCGATACTTTGGTGGTGTTACCGTTACCATCTGTAAGCGGTATAAACTGCGACGTATTTACGGTCGATACGGTCGTAACCGCCGCTAAAGTCTTTGTTTTCTTTGCCATAATCTTTACTAATTAGGTTTATACTATCCAGTCGTTATTATTTATAATTATAAAGTCAAACGCTCCGTCGTTAGCGCTGGCGTCGTCCGACGTACCCACCAAAAACGTAGTAGTCGTACGCGATACGATAGACGCTTTAATTAGCGCGCTACTACTTCCACTGGAATATCCTACGCCGGTCAGCATTACCGTACAGTGCGACGCACTGCTAAACCAGCCAGACGGCATAGTAATAAGGTAGCGGCCCGTAGCGCTTTGTTTGGTGCAGGTCAGCGTCGAGCCGTCAAATGTACGATAGGTAAGGCCGCCACTACTTGTTACTGAGCCAAACGCTAATACTTTCAACTCTCGGCCGTATCGGTAAGACGTCATAAGATCGACGCGGCGCATTACTATCCAGCCGTAAAAAGTAGTAGCCGATCCGTAACCTAACAGCTCCACAGCTTCGCGCGAAATGTTTAGCGTACTTTTCTGTACTCCGTTCACGTAAAAATACTTTCCGCTTGGCGCGCTAATACCTGCCTGGCCCTGGGCTATGGTGCTACCCCATTTATAATTTACCAGCGTTATACGTCGGCCACTTTGTCCGGCGTCCCACGGCAAACTATACGCGTCTATCCAGCCGCCGCCGCTACTTAGCATAACTACGTTATCGCTGTAGTCTGTATCGAAGCTGTCGCCAGCAGATACGAAAGGGTTACGCACACTACCTTTTAGCTTTCCGGAAATGTTTACGTTTTCAAATGTTCCGGTTTTGCAGGTTACGTTACCGTCCTTTGCTTGAAATAGGATATTACCGGCTGCGTCTTTCATATCTATAGCCTCGACGCCCAGGTTTTTAACCAGTGCGTAGGTAGCCAGCAAAATTTTAGTCGCTACCAGGTCTATATGATCGCCCAGCTGCCAGTAGCCGTTATTATTAGCCGTGGTGCTGCCTGGGTAATTGCTGGCGGTCTTGGTATGCGATTTTTTACAGACGTAGTGCTGGTCGCCATATATTACGACGTCCTGCCAGGTCTCGCCAGCGCCGCCGGCTTGAAACGCGTAGCCAGTGGCGCAGTCGCTCCAGGCTTGCGGCCCTCGCAATACTGCGCCCTGCTCTCCTTTGTCGCCTTTATCCCCCTTACGGATAAATTTAACTACTTGTGTCCTGGTTACGCTCATAGCCTATAATACGCTGGTAATGGTTACGGAAACGTCGCCGCCTGCTTGTATGCAGTGATCGCGGGTTACGGTTTGGCTTGCTTTTGCAGTGGTTCTGTCGCTGTTGAGGTAAACGCCTGCTGCGTCTTTCAGCACGAAATAAAACTGCGTTTCCAGGGCCTTAGTCGCGGTGCCACGCTTTACCACTACCGGCGTATAGGTTACGGATCCGTTACCGGTTGTATCTTCGGTTATCGCCTCGTCCTCTGGGCTTGGGTGTGGATCTATATCGTACGGGTCGCTGGCGTCCATTACGCTCTGTATATCGGTGCCGATCTCGCTACCTGCGCGGTATACGTGTACGCGATACTCGCCGTAAGTGTTAATATCGTCAGCGTATACGGTTAGCGTCTGGCCGGTAGCGCCAGTAATCGAAGCCCAGCCGGTAGCGCCCATCTTTTCCCATTGGTAGGTTAGATCTTTCGACAAAGCATTACCGCTTTGGTAGGCCAGCGCTTTAAGTATGCAGCTGCCGCCCTTATCGGTAATAACGAAATTTTTTGTATCGCCCGCCGCGATCGTTACGCGGTAGCTGCTACCGGTAGCCGGCTGGATAGGTATAGTATAGCTGGCCTGGATCGTGTCGCTTTGTGTTCCGTAGCTAATCGTCGCCACCATCTTAATAACGGCGGGCGCATAGCCGGCCAAAGCTGCTATATTTTTAACGATCTGCAAACCGTAGTACATTTGGTCGCCGCTGGGTGCCACGGTCTTAAAATAGCCCGCAAACGTGCCGGTAGAGACGCCGCCACTAAAGCTAATTTTTTCGCCGTTAAAATAGTATTCCATCGCGTCCGGATCTGCCACGCCCTCGGCTACTCGGCTGCTGGTGCAGATAAAGTATAATACCGGTTTCGTGATCTCGAAATTCGGATAAATCGCGGTTACGTCGTTGGTCGTACCCTCGTAGTCCTGGTACAAATCGCCGCTGGGCGACATTATAAGCGCCGTATACGTTCCGGCTTTGCTTATAAATTTAATCGTTCTGCTGGTGCTCGCTGTACTCATACTTAAATCTCGGTTTCGTCGTTAGTGGTTTCGGTTTCCGGATCCTCGGCCGGCACTTCTATTTCGGCGGGCTGTTCCGGTTCTGCTTCGGGTTCCTGGTCGGTCGGCTCAGTCTCGCCGGCGGGATCCTCTACGGGTTCCTCGCTGCCAGCTTCTGGATCTTCCGCTGGTGCCTCAGTTTCCGGCTGTGGATCCTGGCCAGCTTCTGGATCTTCCGCTGGCTCGCCGTCCTCGGTCGGTTCCTCTGTTTCCGGATCCTCGGCAGGTTCTACGACAAAGCGCGGATCTGTCGCTATCGGCAGCTCGCGTACTACGGTGCCGTCTTGTTCCTCGCGGGCTTCGTGCGCTGCCAGTGCGATAGCGCCTATTTGCCCCAGGATCAGCGGCAGGTCGGTTAATCTTCCAAACGCTAACATATCGGCCTGCCACAGCAGGTAGTTACCGTCTGTTACTCTGTTACGGTCATTTTCCAGGCGCAGATACTGCGCTACTTTCGGGTTTGCTTTAATGTAACGTGCCATCGTAATATACTTTTAGTGGATAATCAATACTGAGCCGTCAGCGTCGCAGAATACGGCGCCATCGGCTGCGTCGGTAAATGCACCCGCGTAGCCTCTATCTATCACGTCCAAACCGATAACCGCGCCGTAGTTATTATCCATCTTTGCGGTAGGTATTGTCGGGTTACTGCCGTGGGCTACCAGGCTATAACTTAGGCTGCCGCTTGCTTTGTTTGTAGCGATATACCACAGCGGCAGCAGCTCTGTTTCGGCGTTAGTTATTTCGCCGTTAGTGTTACGGATAATCGCGCGCGGCGATATGCGAAGCAAACCGGCTGGGATATTGTACGGCACTTCGGCTATTTCGTACTCGTACTTAGGTATACGGCGCACAAATGTAGCCTCGGCCTGCGGGCTGGCGTCGGTTAGTGTAACCGTAGCCGGTTCGCCGGCAGCGCTGTATTTACAGCGGCAGCGCAGGCGCATTTCCGTACCCATCAGCCAGCGGTTTATCGTAGCCGTATTACCAGCAGCCGTTACGTCGTAGTCCAGTACGTCGTCGCTGCCTACTGTATGCCAGGTATTATCTTCGCCCATTACTTCCCAAACCAGCGCGTATTTGCTCGCGTCGCAGATCTTATCTGCCACCCATACGGTAGCTGTTACGGTCTGCGTGGCAGCGTCGGCCAGCGGATTAAATACGGTTTGGTCGGCAGCGTTAAGCTCCACGCGTACCAGATCCGACGCACTGCTACAGCTAATTTGGTAGGTACCTTTTATGATCATTAGCTGGCTATTTCGCGTATCTGTATACTCGGCGTAAAACTCCAGCGTAATAGGTATTTTCGGTGCAGCGTTTCGCTTTACTTTGATACGGCCGTTATAACCGCCGCTGGTCGTTATTTCGTAGTTCGCATTATCGGCCGCTATTAAGGTTGATACGCCGTTAATGTTTTCATACCAGCGCACGTTTGCCAGTGCGTGGTTAATGCGGCCGGCTGGCAGCACTTCGTCTTTATCCAGTATAGATACGTTAGGCTGGATAATTAACGGCGTCAGCGTATAGTCTGGCGTATATTCCTGCGCGTCGGCATTATAGTTCTGTTTATCCGGCACGCTGCCGTCTACCGCAAAGGAAATTTGCAGCTGTAACGGTTTCCAGTTAAAATCAAATCTTTTCGTTTTCATTTGCTATAGCTTTCTACTAATACTGAAAAATTGCACTTTCGGTACCCGCTTCGTTTCCCATACCATCGCGCAGGGTAACAGTCGCTATAAATTTTAGGGTTTTAGGTACGTAGCCGTTAAAATCGCAGTCGGCTGCTGTCAGCTCTATAGATTTACCCGCGCCGGCTCTCTTTGTCGCCCAGGCTTGATCGCTGGCCACGCGTTCCGCGCCGGCGGCGTCCTCACTGTAGCGCGTCCACTGCACGTCTGCGTCCAGTATATCGGCCGTTACGTCCATATTATACAGCTTGGCTATAATGGCCAGTGTTAGGTTAAATCTGTCCGGATCAAAAATATAGTCGGTATCTGCAAACTCTACGGTAAACTCTGGGTTTCCCTCAACCATCGCCCAGTCGGTATTATTCCAGGCGGGCGCGGTAGTAGTTCCAGTCTTAGCGCAGCGATATTTACAGCCCATATACCAGACGTCCGATATTTCGTATTTGCCGGTCGTAGGGTTCAGCGTTCCGCTGTAGTAGGCTTCGCCCTCTTTCCAGGCGCCGCGGTCTACTACTTCGCTAATCGGTTTACCCTGGTAGTCGATACGTATAATATCCTGGACGATCAAACCGCGCGCGTATACGTAGTCCTGGTGCTCAACCAGCGGCAGATCCATATTTTTAAGAAATTCTGGAAGCGTGCCGAAAGTGGCGCCGTAGTTAGTGGCGTCGATAATCGGTTTAGTTACGCCGGTTAGCCTTACTATTCGGCCCTCAGTGCTGGATAGATAAATACAGCTTTGGCGGGTTTCGTCTGTTTGGTTTCCCCAGCGCGCTATCTTCATCATTTCGCACGGCGGGTAATTCTGGCCGGCTGGTGTTTCGTCGTCCGGATATAGCGATACTTCGATATAGTTATTAGCCGTATTTACGCTGTTTACCCTTAGCCAGCTGGTATAGTAAACGCCGCTGCCGGCAGCCAGGGTATTAACTATACCTTTCAGTACGTTGTTAGGGTACTGGGCGGTAAAATATCCGTCCCACTTGCTTTTAAGGTGTAAACCGTAGCAGCCGTCGCCCAGATCGTCCACGCTTTCGATCGTGTCGCCCTCGGTCAGTATCTGGTCGCCCTCTATGGCCGATAGACGGTTAATAATAAGTTCCAGGCACTCAAAGTAACTACGTACGCGTACGCTCTCAAATTCAGCGTTACCCTGGGCGTCGATACCGGCACCCATACCCGCGTACAGTGATTTTACAAACTGGCCGTACTCGGCGCCGCCCTGGAATATGGCCAGGCCCAGCGTCGTAATCATTTTTTCAAAGGTTATATTACCTTTGGCTACGTCGTCGGCCAGACGCGATAAAAACTGCTGGCGCACTGGGCTATCTTCGGATAGATCCTGCGCCACGTCTGCAAATCCGGCCTTAACTTTTTCGGTCGTTTGCTCTATAATCGCGTTACCCTGGTCGTCGGTAGCTTCTTTTTCCAGCGTTAAATACTGGTAGCCGTTAGCGTCGGTGCTAATCTGGTCTAACGCTTTTTTGTTGTCGTGGCTGTGATCCATCGGGCTAACCACGTTACCGCCACCAGTTACGGTTACTATGGTACTGCCACTACCAGCAGTACCGGTGCCGCCCAGCTCGCGCAGACGCTTACTGCGCGGGCGGGCACCACGTTTGTAGGTTTTCAGCTCATATATAGCCATATCGTTTACTCGTTATTACGTTTATACTCGTCCGGTCTAATCTCTACGTAGGTGGCTTCGCTGCAATCCAGGCGCACGTCTTGTACGTCCTCAACGATCATAAATTTTTTATCGCCCTGGTTTGCTTCGCTGTAAATCTCCATCGGGTCGCTTGCTATTACCGCCTCGCCGCTTAACGTCGTACGTCGCTGTGCAAACTGGCTGTATAGTGTGCCTATTAGCAGATCTTCTACCTGGCTGGTACGTCCCGCCCTGGTCAGCTGTTTAATCTGCTTACCCGTTGAGGTATTGAAATAGGCACCGCGCGCCGTCGGTACGCCCTCGGCGCTGGTTCCGCAAATAGTGTCTATTTCGATAGCCTCTTTAGCAGCGCTGTTAATCTCGGCGTCATACTCTACGTCGTCGGTGTTAATTGTCTGGTCAAATTGGCTGCTGTTCATTATCTCAATTTCCGGCAGTTTCGCCAGGATCCAGCTAACCTTACCCCACAGCGATTTAGGCCCGTTCTCGGCTTTCGATAGTTCGGTGCCCTCGTTTACAATTTCCCAGCCCTCGTCGCGTACTTCTACCCAAAGTTTACCGCCACCGCCGCCGTAGTTCGGGTACGGTATGTACTGGCCGTCCTCGGCGTTAGTCAAAATAGATATGGTTTTTTGTTTATGCGGGTTAATTGCGGGCCGGTTCATTTTCCAGCCTAATACGCCGCTGGTGTCTAAATGGTCTTTGGCGTCGTAATAGCACAAATAGCCCCAGGCGTTAGGGTTTGCGTCGCCGCTGTATACTTTCCAGCTGCCGTAGGTTCCGGCCAGGGTTGTAATAGGGCTGCTTACTGCGCGCTTTACTTCGCTTTGGTTACTCCATACGTATACCGTATCGCTGCCGTCCGGCTGGAATTTTATAGTAACCGGCACGTAGATAAAGTTACCGTAGGTATTAAACTGGCTGTGCCAGTCTTTCTGCTCTACATAGGCCATTAAATTAGCCGCACTTTCAAACGGATTGAAGCGCGGATCCATCAGCATATCCATACGCACGCGCAGCAACAAATCGCCTGCGTTATCTACGGGCGGCACCCATACTGGCGTAGTCTTAAAGATAATGCCGCCTATATTATCCAGGGCGCCAGGGTTCGGGCCACCTGGCATACTGGTAACGCCATAACCCATACTTTGGAAATTCGCCTGCCAGTTATTTTTATCGCCCACCTTAATACCCGCTACAGCTTTCCAGTATATGGCTACGCCCTCGCTTTCGGTGCCGTCATACTGCGGCACTATCTTAAAATAGCGCGCGTCTTTGTGCACCAGCTCGGCGTTATTTCCTTTTTTCGATAGCCATATAGTAAAACCGCAGTCGGTAGCGTCTATCCAGTCATTTAACGACGTACTGTAATGGTAAGAAAAATACTGCGCGTCTGCTGTGCTGCCTCCGTATACATTGTTAAGCGCCATTTTAGACGCGTCCACTGCTACGTCCTCGCTCCAGCAGTTTTCGGGCGATAGGTTGCCACTCTGGGCGTAGGTGTTCCAGGTTATTTTTGCGTTATTGTATACTGTATCTACGCCCATTTCCTGGCTGGCACCGTCCCACTCGATAGGCTTTGTAGTAGCCTTAGTATATAGGCCGTTAATATCGTATACGTATACCTTACCGGCGCGCTGTACCATACGCAGGGCCAGCGGTTGTAAAATACCCTCGATAACTTCGGCCAGTGTTGAGGCTTCGCCGTCCTCGTCGTAGAAATTGTCGCTACGCACTTTAAGATCCGACAAACCCAAAGCGCCACTGCCGGCGCTTATCTGGGTGCTTATTAGGCTGTCGTCGATACCTGCGCAAATAATACCGCTGCGGCCTACGCAATAGCTAACCAGGTCGGCCAGTGTCTGCATACCTGCCAGCTCGTATTTGAGACGATCCAGCACGCCAAAATCGCTAAACGTCAGCATAACGCTGTAGCCGTTGGCCTGCTCGTATGGTTCTTCGTAAAACTCTGTATCTATACAGCCACTCCAGTACAGCCGGTCGTTACGGTATACGTCCAGGCGTATACGGCCGACGTCGATACTGTATAAATCTTCGTACGTTCTGTCGCCAGGGCTTATTATCTTTAGCGTGGCCACGGATCCGCAAATAACTTCTTCTTTGCTTTTGTGGCCCCATTCGATAACCAGCGGCTGGTCTGCGTCAAACTCCAGGACGCCGACGGTTTCAAATGCTGCGTCTGCTTCCTGCATAATCTCAGCGCGCCAGACTACGCCGGCCACGCTGAGAAATTCGCCACTATATCGTAAATACTTCATACGGTTAGCCTCGCTTTGTTATGTTATATTCTTTTTCGATAATGCCTACCAGGGTGCGGCCTTTGATCTCAAATTTTACCTTTCCGAAATCGAAGCCGGCAGGCTCAGCCAGCATACCGCGTAACTTATCCAGCGGCGCTATTACTTCTGGGTTTCCAGACGCGCCCGCGTATTCGCCCACCATCGCCAAAGTAGGGCCGGAAGCTATACCACCATCGGCCAGCATAGGAATACCAGCGGCCGTTACTGCGGCCATCATCGCAGTAGTAAAGCCCATAGCAATACCAAAGCCCGCAAACGGGATCGACGCGTGCGCTGCCATATACTGCGCTGCCGCTAATTCCTTAAAGCTCGCAGCTTCTAACTTATTGGCGGTAATGGTAGCTGCCGACGCTGCCGCGTTGGTGGCTGCTGTGGTCGCCCTGGTTGTCGCTTCGGTTGTCTCGGCCGCAGCTTCGACGCCCTTAGTAGTAGCGTGCGCGGCACTGGCAGCGGTCAGCAGGTTAATAATGCCTATAATAGTCTGTATACCCTCGTATAAGCCTATAAAGCCATCTACAATACCTACGACAATCTGCCACGCGCTGCCGTTGCCTTTCAGCGCCTCGGTTATACTCTCTACGCTACTGGCCATACCCTTAATAGCGCCCCAGCCTTGTATCAAACTATTAGCCGTAGACTGGCCGGTTTTCTCGGCTTCTTTTCCCGCGTTGCGGATCGCGTCGGCCTTAGCGTTCCAGGCTGCGATCTGCTGGTTAATTAGCGCTGCTTCCTCTATAGTCGCTGTTTCCAGCTGGCTATTTAGTATTTGGATATTCGTACTAATATCTTTTAGCGTGCTGGCCTCAGCTTTCCAGGCAGGTACGGCGCTTTGCGACGCTTTGCCCGCGTTCTGGATCGCGTCGGCTTTAGCGTTCCAGGCGTCGATCTGCTGGTTAATTAGGGCGGCTTCCTCTACGGTAGCCGTTTGCAGCCTATCGGTCAGTATCTGGATATTTCCGTTAATATCTTGCAGGGTGGCCGCGTCCTCTTTCCACAGCGGCGTATTATTTTCCGCAGCTTTGCCGGCGTCCTCGATCGCGTCGGCTTTAGCTTTCCAGTGCGCGATCTGCTGGTTAATTATGGCTGCTTCCTCTACGCTCGCCGTTTGCAGCTTATCGGTCAGTATCTGGATATTTCCCGTAATAGCCTTTAACGTGCTGGCGTTATCGTCCCATACTGGCGCTGCTACCTTTGGCGTAGTCGCGCCGCCGGTTGTTGTTGGCGTGTAGTTAGCGTATTTCGCTTTTGTTTCGCCCAGATCCATAGCTGGCGCAGCTTTAGGCTTGCTAACCTCTACTGCTACCTCTACTTTTTTACCGCCCAGGCCCAGTATGTTTTTAAGCCATTCCCAGGCTTCCTTACACTTTTCTACCAGCCACTCGAAAGCCTTAGCCAAACCGTTCATAATGGCGTTAGCCAGCGGCTTTATACCTTCCCAGACTTTATCGACGATTTGCCGGAAGCCCTCGCAGTTATTGTATGCCGCGATAATGGCTGTAACCAGTGCACCGATAGCCGTAATAATTAAGCCTATCGGGTTTGCAGTCAGCACCAGGTTTAAGATCTTCTGTACGCCCGTCCATACCGTAGTAGCCGCGGTTACTACCTTTTGCGCAGCTGCCGCCGCCAGGGTTGCTACTTTGTTTTTAACAAACGCCGCGGTAGATACTGCAAACGCTTTAGCGCTGGCGTATAAGGTTGTCGATAGGGTTTTAATACCGCCTACCAGTGTGGTAATGCTGGCCAGTGCCTGCGTAGACTGCGCCGCGATCGTAACAAACGGCAAAGCACCATTTACCAGGCCGCCGATATGCTCTTTAATATCGCCTAACCGGTTAGCTAACTGCTGCTGCTTTCCGCTTTCGGTCTGCGCTAATTGGGCGTTCATATTACCCACGTTATTAGTAATAACCTGGGCCAGCATAGCCGCGCGCTCGCTTTCGGTTCCGTATTTCAGTACCTTTTCCTCGGCTTCGTCGAAAGTAATACCCACGCGCGTAAGCGCTGAGGTTTGGCCCTGCATTACTTTACCCATCAAGTTACCCACGCTAATAGCGTCCTGCGTGGTAGCGCTTAGTCCTTTTTGCTGGGCTAACAAATTATTCATCGCCGGCAGCAAAGTTTCCAGGCTCGCTTTTTCATTCAAAAATGTGGCGATCTGCTGCGCTCCGGATAGCTGCACTTCGTCGCCGATAACTCCTAATTCCTGCTGGGCGCTGGCCAGGTCTTTAATGCTCTGGATCTCGGCGGCCGTCGCGCCCATACGCTGCTGCATAACGGTAGCTAATCGGGTTTCGTTTACTTCCTGGACGGCGTAAGCGTCTGCCAAATTTTGCATACCCGCTTGCAACTGGTTAAAGCTGCGCTGCGCCGCGTCTATGCCAGTAGCCAGCGCAGCAAAATTTATAACGTTACCTTTCAGCTGCTGCGCCTCGGTAACGGTTGAGGTTATAACCTTTTTTAAGCCCTCGGCGTCGTTGGCCAGATCCTTAAAACCTTTGCCGTCGCTGTCCAGCTTAAAAGTTATGCTAATTGTACTTTTACCAGCCATAGTTTTATATCATTTCGTCGCCTAATTTCTTAACTAATTCTGCCATACGTTTACGCTGCTGTTCTGGGGTTAGTTCCTGGCCTTTGCCCTTTTTCGCGCTGCGTTTCTGGGTCTTTTCCCACGGAAACGGCAGTAACTTTTCCGGTGTAATCTTCTTACCTTTGGCTAAATGCGGCTGTATTACGATAGTCGCCAGTAATCGCATACGCACCCATCTATCCTTAAAATCAGTATCGCGCTGCTCTGCATAGGCTTTGTAGACGGCGGCAAACTCGGCAAAATCCATTTTGCAAAACTCGTCGTACGTTAGCCGTATGCAGCCCAGCGCGATACCTAATAAATCGTAAATGCCTTTAGGCTTTAACTTTTTTTTTCGCCCTCGGCACCCTCTGTAACGGTGTTATCTGCTTGCACTTTTGCGGCCCACGCGGTCATATCGTCGGGGTTAAGTGCGTCGGCAAAGTCCATTAACGACATACTAAACGGTATGCCGTCAGCAGCTGAGGCCGAAGCCACGCAGCAGTATAGGTACGTGCACAGCTCGGTAAAGCTGGTAGCGTCCATTTCGGTAACTTCTTTGCCGGTCTCTTTCTTAAAACGTAGCATAGCCCCCATCGTTGGACGGCAGGGGTATGCTACGTTATTTATGGTTACTTCTATCTTAGCCATAGACTAAAATTTACTCGGTTGCTTCTGTTTCCTCTGTTTCCTCTGTTTCCTCAGTAATAGCGGTTTCGTCCAGCGTTGTAGGCTCGCCGTCGTTCTCCAGGCTAATACTGTAGGTGCTATCGTCCTGCGCAGGGTCTGTACGCTCCAGCGAAGCGATAACACACATACCAGCCAGGTACGGTGTTTCGCTCTCGCGCTCCATACATTTAACCTCTACGGATTTACCGGCTTTCCACGCTGCTACCAGTGCTTTGTAGCCAAATTCGGTTTCGTTGTAGAATACCAAACCCTCTGCACTAATAGAGTAAGACAAACCGATAACGCCTTTTTTCTTCCATAGGCCGCTTGCCATAGCTGCACTGGCCACGGGCTTTACTGCGCGTTCTTTGGTCTCGCTGTTAAACGTAGTGGTATGGCTGGTACAGCTACCGATAGCCTTACCGCCTACGTAAAGTAGCATATCGCTACCATTACAATATCCAGTTTTTGTCATATCGTTTGTTACATTTTAACTGTGAATACTAACTGCTGCATAAAGGCGTCGTCCTGCCAGCCTTCCTCGCTATCCGTCAAATGGCAGCTACGCATTACCAGGCCGTCTACTGTGGCCTGCTTACCGTCCAGGGCGTCGCGTACCGCTTCGGCCAGCTCTACGCCTGGGGTGTACTGCTCAGTATAGCAGATAACCTCGATACCTACTGTATCGGCACCTCGGCGGCCCTTTATTGCGTCCTGCTCCAGCTGGGTACGTCGGTAAACGATATACGGCAGCTTTGCTTCGTCCGCTACTACTGGGTAAACCTTTGTAGTCCTGGCGGCCACTTCCGGATCCTCAACTAATACAGCGCGTATAATTTCGCCCGCGCTGAGGCTCGATTTATTTACAGCCATACTTTTTAGCTACTTTTTGTACGTTCTCTGTTACCATTTCGTGGATATTGGCGGTTACTGTATCGCGTACGCTGCTTAGCGTCTGCGCCATAAAACCGTATCGCTTCATACGTCCGGTACGGTGCGAAGCTCGCAGCCTGGCAGCACGTCTGCGCGTGCCCTGCTTCGGCTTTGTTTTACGCTCTTCGGTTCCGTCCTCGGCCCATATTAGTATCGGTTTTTTCAGTCCCTGGCGGTTTGTATGAAATCCCGCTTCGCCCTTACCATTTTTGCCAGCTTTTTTAGTTCCTACAGTAACCCGAAAACCGGCTTTACGCTTAAATACTATAGCGCGCACGCCCTTTTCCAGATCTTTGTCAGTGCGGATACTGCTACGTAGGTTATTTATTGCAGTTTTGCGGACGCGGTTTGCTTCTTTACGAAATCCACCTTTTACCGCTTGCAGCCTACGTTTTGGCTCCAAATCAGCAAATAGCTGCTGCAAATTTCTGTCGTCGTAGTCTATATCTCTGGCCATTGGTAACTATTCATTAACTCGGTCGCATACCAGGGTATTATAGCCGCGATCCAAATTAGGGATAATCGCTACCACCGTGTATAAATAGCCGCCCAGCTGCCGTACTCGCCAGTTCTCGGCGATCGGGTGCGCGTCGCGTATATTAAACTGCGCGCTGTAAGCTGCGAAATGTTCGCCCACTTCCTCGCTACGGTTGCCGGTGGTCGTTACGCGTTCTGCGTGCACGGTTCGCGTAGGTTCATATACCACGCGCTCGGCTCCCATTCGGTCGGTCGTCTGCTTAGGTTTCAGCAGCTCTAATTTATATTTCATCGCGCCGGCTCTCATACTTCGGTGTCGCTCACTAATTTTCGATACGGTTTAATTAGGGCTTGCAGTGTATATGGCACTTCGGCCATCTGCACGCCGCTAACAGCCTCGCGCTGGTTATACCAGTGCCCGGCCAGCATAATAACCGCCTGCTGTAACTGAACCGGTAGCACCGTGGTCCCCTCAGAGGACCCCGGTACCATAAGCTCAGCTGCTGTGCGGTTTGTCATACCGATAACGTGGGCTTCCGCAGCGTCTAAAAGGTGCTGCAAATACGTATCATCTGCCGTAAAGTCGTCAGCGTTTACGTGCTTTTTCAGTAGTGCCAAATCCACTGTAGCCATAATCAGAAAGCGTCAGGTTAGATTAGTTAGACGCAGCGGCCACCTCGCCGATAATAAACGCTTCCTTCCTCAGGGTCTTGGTGCCGTAGTCGCAGTTAAGCACAAAGTCTACTGCGTCTTTGCGTGCCTGAGAATAAGGGTCTACGACGAAACGGAGCGCACCGAAAAGGCCCATAGGCTGGTAGCGCCAGTCGCCCAGTCCGATATACTCGGTAATAACCGTAACCTCGGCTATCTGTCCGTCCTGAGGTGTGGTTACGTTTGCAAGCGCGTTAGCGATGCTGTCGCCCACTACCTTATAGGTAACGGTATCGCTGGTCTGAAGCGTGTAAGCGGCCCACGCACCGGTACCCTCGGTAACGGTATATTTCTGGTGGGATTTCTCCACCTTACGGATAGCGTTAGAGGTGTAGACAGGGAGACCGCACATAACGTGATCTTTGCAGATAGGGACAAATACGCCCTTTTCGTTGATAGGCTCGCCCTCGAGCTCGGCTTCCATAGCCTTACTCATTACCCAGCAAAGGTGCTGGCCGTCAATACCGGTAGCCAGTACAGCGGCTTTCATCTTGCGGTTAAGCTCCTTAAACTTAGGAGTAGCGGACAGCGATACTTTGGTATCGAGCGCCTTAACGAAAGGTCCCACCAGTCCTGCGGTCTGGGCAGCCTGATTGACAGCAGCGGTGCTAAACAAAATCTTGTTAAGCAGCTCGCGGACAGCCTGAGGCATAACCTTCTTAACGATTGTTTCAAGCAGACCGTCTGTCTGGTTGAGGCTCTGGTTAGAAACAGGGATAGCGATACCAACGCGGGCAGGGTTAGCAGAAAGTTTGCTAAACGGTATCTTGGTGTCGCTGAGCGCTGCGCCCTCGCCCAGTACGGTAGCCTCTACCATTTCGTAGACAGGCCATACGTAGTCGCCAGCCAAACCGGTAGGCATAGGCAGGCCCACTTTGTCCAAAATGAAGCCCTCGGTAAGCGGCTCCAAAATGTCCTGAATGTTAAGCGGGATAATACCGCCGTCCTTAACGTCAGAAACTACCATAATCTCACGGACAAAGGTAATTTCTGTCTTTGCGCCCTTAGCCGCGTTCTCGCGGATAATCTTAGCCGCGTCCTCGCGGGCGTTAGGGTTCTCGCGCAGGTGCTCAGCTGCCGCGGCCTGCAACCTCATTGAAAGCAGCTGGTTTTCACGGGCCAGCGCTTCAAATTCTTTGGTTTCTGCCTCGGTGCGTTCGCGCTGCTCTTTTTCGCATAAATCAGCGATTTCGCTGATACGGTCACAGTTTGCCTGATACTTGTTTACCAAACTGCGCACGTTTACGGTGTTCTTGTGCATAAGCAAAAAACTTTAGGGTTAAACTTAAAACATACTATGATTTGCAGCGTTACGCATTTCGCGCACCTGCTCACGTATTTTCTTTTCATCCTTTGCCGGTTCCTGCGGCTCAGCTGCTTTGCGCAGCACGCTAATAACCTCGCGTGCCTCTGCCTCGCAGCTGGTGTCTGGGTAGGCAGGATCCGCGGCTAGCGTAAAGTCGTAGATACCGGTAATAGTGCGGACGGTGTAGGTTATTTCGGTCCTGCCATCTACGCGCTGCACGTCACGGGTTACGTACGCGTCGTCGTAGTAGTGGGTAGAAAACATAAAGCTACAGCCGGAAATATCGCCACGGCGTACCAGCTCTAGGGCCTTATCGCCGTCCACGGTGTTAGGCGCGTCAAACTCGAAGCTAACGCCCTTTTCGTCCACGTTGTAAGACAGCGTACCTTTGCCGTTAGTGCTGCGGGCTAAGATTAGCTGCCTGTTGTGAAACATTGTAAATTTAATATCGCAGGTATCCAGAAACTCGCGGGTAACGGCTTCCGGTGCGATAATCTCGTACGCGATTTCGTCGCTGTATTCCCACAAAGGGGCAGACCGGACGTTAAACAGGATCGCGTAGCCGGTAATAGTACGGCTGGCGGCCTCGCCCTCGCCAGCCTCGCGTACGTGCAGGCCGGTTACGTGTAACATACGCTGTACGACAGCGTTTTTATTCATCTTCTTTTCCATCTTCTTTATCGTTTTCTGGTTCTTTGGCTGCCGGTGCCGGGCTGGTGGTGCCAGTATCCAAAATGCTTTTGAGGTTCGCGGAAATAAATACCACGTCGCCGCCCTCTACGGCGGGCTTGTTTTCTTCCCGGCGCACCTCGTTTACAGTGTAGATACCTGCGGCTATAGCTGCTGTCTGGTACTTTACTTTACTGTTGAGGTCGCAGGCGTAGAGCTGGGCGCGGTTAAACTCAAATTTGCGTTTAGTAGCCAGTGACGGTGCTACCAACTTACGCAGTAACTCTACCTCTATCTTGCGCAGCAGCGGGTTTAACGTATCACTCAGGAAAGCGGCGTTAGCCAGCTCAGCGGATTTGTAGTTACTGCTGGTGTCCTCAAAGACAAACGACGGGTGCACGCCGAAAAAGCGGCAAATATCCAGTACGGTAAACTTGCGGCTTTCCAAAAACTGCATATCCGTACTGCTAAGGCTGATAGGGTTAAACTGCGCCTGTCCGGGCAGCGATACTATACGCTCGCCAGCTCTAAACCTTTCGTCCAGATCTGTAGCCGTTTTCTGTAGCTCGGTGTCCTGATATTCGCCAAAGCCGCGTACGCTGGTGTCGTTGGATACGATACCGCGGACGTTACCGCCGTTCTGGAAGCGGTTAAGCGTCTCAGCGTCGCCGGTGGTAGCGATCTCCAGCACGGTACGCGCAAAGGTCAGCGTACTAATACCGTGCTTACCGTCTCGCGTGTAGTTTTTGAGGTGTATAATTTCGTCCTCAAAGTATACGCCCGATATACCGGCCTCTACGTCGTTTACCGTGTAGGTGTCGTTTATCGTATCGTGGGCTACGCACTGCGGATTAACTATAACCAGCCGGGCAAAGTCCATAGTAACGGGATCGTAGACCGGCACTATATACGCGTTACCTTTCAGCAGCATATAGTTTACAGCCAGCCACCAAAAGTCAAACGCGCTAAGGTTCTCGGACGGCTGCACGGTTAAAAGGTAGTGCAGGCGGCTATTAACGTCGTTAGCGAAAATATCGCCTTTCAGTCTCTGATATTGCAGCGGCAGATTTGCCACCTTATCGGCCAGAAAGTTTACACAGCGGTAAACTGTAGCCACGTTTAGCGCGGTATTCTGCACCAGCGGCAGGGTATACAGGTCTCTACCCTGACGCGCTGCGCTAGGTTCGGCCTGTGCCTGCGGCTGCTGTGGAGCCTGAGCACCGCTGCCGGTGTCAGGCGCAGAGCGCCTAAACGTATTTCGTATAGTATCCAGTAAACCCATATAAAAATAATCTGGTCCTCTACTATACGCGTAAAACCCGGTATCTGGTACCCGAATACGTCTAACATTACCTGAAAACGTTACAATTCGTAACGGCTTAGCGCTCATAATCAATAAATAAGCGCATACACATAAGTTTAGTAATTACGCCGTCTATCTTCTGGCTGTGCTTACGTTTTATAGGCTTGCAGTTTTCCAGCTTATCCGTATCCAGCACGGCGTTACCGAAACAGTAGGCGTTTATAGGGTTGTCGTTTATAAAGATATGGCCCGTTTTAACGCCGTGCTCAAAGGACTCTACCGGGGCCGTAAACGTGCCGTAGGTCTGCTTTACGCCCGCCAGCACGTTAGACGCACCAGACGCGGCCAGCATATTTATTACCTCTTGCGATTTCCACGGGTCGTAACCTATCCTGAGTATACGGACGTATTTATTAACTTTCAGTATGTAGTTTACGATTACCCGGTAGTCTATAACGTCGCCCGGTGTCAGGATCAGATAACCTTTTTCTACCCAGACCCGGTATAGCTTTTCGTTTACGTGTCCCTTTAACGCGCCCTCAGGAAAAAAATAGGCCGTATGGAAAAAGAAACTTTTACCCTCAGGGCTATACATACCGAAAGTAACGGCGCTAAAGTCGTCGCTTTCGGAAAGGTCTATAGCGGCCATAGCGTCCGGGCGGCCTTTGATACCATCCAGCGCCAGCGGCTTACTGATATGGCGGGCCAGCGTGCTACTAATCCAGCTGCGCTGTTCGTTTTCGGCGTAGATATTAAGCAGCTTTGTACGGAAAGCTAACATAGCCTCTGAGCCATCGCGCAGCGCCTTTTTGTACTCCTGGCGGTAAAACTCGATATTTACCGTTATACCTAAATGCGGGTGCACTTTATACCAGGTCTTTTCGTCGTCCTCGGCGTCGTCTATATCCGGCTCAAATA